GTGCTCTTGATAATCTGTAGATAACAAGAGAATCCTCAATCATTCTAAGTTGATTGAGTGCCTTAATTGCTTTATGTAAATATGAAAGAACTGTTCCTTTATTTCTATCAACCAATCCAGAATTAACATAAGTGATTGTATCTTTAGCAATCTTCACTCCTTTTTGACCACCTGCTCCCGAAACCATTCCTAATGGATAATTTGGTTTTGGAGAGTATATAAAATATTCTTCTACTTCTGGATAAAAAGTTTTACTCTTTTCATCCATTCTACTTAAATCAACACCATCCTTATTTTTAGGTTTCTTTTCCTGACGAATATATCTCATCTTCATAGGATCAATATATCTCAATTCTTTGATCCCTTCTTCTGGTTTTTTAAGATCAATTACCTTATGATAGTATAATCTACCATCAATATACCAATTTCTAAAGATTTCATGCGATTTTTTATCAAAATCTAGTAACTCTTTAATATATCTGAACTCTTCTCTAATCTTGTCTTTTAATTTATCACTTGCATTTACATTAGATAATTCTATTTCTACAGGAGAATCATATGAATCACTAACTATTGCTTCATTAACAACATCTTCTATAGCATTATCAGATTCTGGGTGAATTGCCATTTCACGATATCTTTTAATAAGATCGTGCTCTGTTCTATATACACCTTCAATATCAACAAATTGACCATAAAATCCAGACGCAATAAAATTATCAACCCCGTCCGCATTGTTAGGCGGTACGGGGGAAACTACAGATTTGGCTACCTTCTCAGAAGCCTCAATTGAAAAACCAAAAAGTTTGGACATTTTATAATAATTTGAACTATTTTACTTATTTATTAGTTAACTGCAGGAGCAACTTCAGTAGATGATTCCTGAATAGCAGATATAGTCCAGTAAAGAACCTGCATTTCTACAGTAAATTCTTCAATAGTATCTGTTGTATCCATTGATAATGGAATTTCAGAAATATTTGTTGGGAATAAACCAACAAAGTTATACCTTCTTAGTATATCACCATTTCGTGAAAGTTGGTTAACATTTGCATCAGCAGTGTAATCTGATGGATTTACCTCACCAGATCCATTGGTTAGTCTGCTAATACCGTTCATCCATTGCTCGAATGCTGTTCTAATTTTGAAATCAGCGTCGTTGAGAACAGTAACTGTCCAACTATCAAATGTTCTTTCTCCAGCAACTTTAAGGATTCTTCCTCTAAAAGGAACATCCACAGGAGTTATATTTGATGCTGGCAGAGCAGCTGCTTTTACCAAAAATGGTACTTTATCTGCAACTCCATTTGTAGCAATTTCTTGTGTTACTGCACTTGGAGAAGAGTCGTTGGACATAAAGGTTAGTGCTTGCCCAGATCCATTTGGAAAGTTTAAAGTAACTTCAAACAGATTGGGTCTTACACCACCACCAGTTAATTGCCCCTTAAATTGTGAGATTGTGCGTAGAGCCATTGTTTTGTGACCTTTCTAAATTTAAACGTTTCCAATAACTTCCGAGAATGAAACACCAGATCTGGTGGCCACAAACGTCAGTCCTATAAAGTTGATGGAACGGGATGGTTTAACATAGATGTCTGCTATGAATTCATTAGCATCAATAATTGCTGCTGTATTGTTGGATTCATCACAGATTAATCTAAATTCTTGAATACCACGCTTGGCTTGAACATCTCTTAAGAAAGGTTCAACAGCATTAACGAATGAATTTCTTGTTAAAGCATCATTGAATTCAAACATAACATCTTTTGCTGCTGCTTTAATTGCATCTTCTAGGAAGATAAACAATCTACGAACGTTAATTCTGTCAAAAGCAGAAGCTTTAGCAAGACCAGTCTTATCACCAAATAGGATAATTCCTGATCCTGGTGAGAACACTACAGGGTTAATTCTGTTTGAATAAAGTGTATCTCTTTGCAGTTTACTTGGATTGTATGCCAATTTAACTGAATTGAGAATTGCACCTCTTTGTGTTCCTGCTGGTGAGAACCAAGGGAAGTTTGTTGAATCATTTCTGGCACAAAGTCCTGCTACGTCTCCATTAAGAGGAACATATCTAAATGTATCAGCAAACCTGTCGTACATATACTTATAACCACTATCGAAAATGGCATAAGATGATGATGGAACTGGTGAATACCAATTAACTACATTAGTAGTAATATCAGCATCAGATTTAACTGCATATTGTCCAGCAACAGTTTCAGTAAGTTGAGTAGTTCTTCCAGGAGAAATAAATGCTAATGCATCTTGTCTTCCTTCAGCAACTGAAATAACTTTACTTGCTAATGCTTGAGAATCTTCTTGAGTTCCAGAAGCACCACCCATTAATAGGAAGTCTACTTCATATTCCTCAGTATTTGCGAAGATATCGTAACCAGTTGATAGATCACCAACAGTAGCATCAAGTGCTCCAGCTGTACTAATTCCAGTTTGACCGTTGTAGTTTGTACCACCTTCTAAAGTCAAAACTGTATTTCCAGAACCACCAAATGTAATTCCAGATGCATTTTGATCCCAAGCAAAATCTCCAACAACATTATAATTGGCTGCTCCAGAAGTGTATGCTGCACCAACTGGTGAAAGATCATTAGTTCCTAATGCAAAGATATATTCTGAATTTTCAGAAATATACTTTCTCCAATAAGAAGTAGCACCTACTGAATACTCAGCATCCTTTGCTTTGGAAAGATTTAAATGCTTTTCAAGAATTGTTTGAGCATTTCCAGTAACATCTCCAGTGTCATCAACTACAACAACACTTACTTCATCGAATCTTGCTCCTCTAGCAGCAGCATATGATGAAGTTCCTGGTTTATCTGCAAGAGAATTCCAAGCAATTGTTTTTCCGTTAGAAAGAGTAATATTTTGTGAATCAAACCAATCTGATACGGTAGAAGAAGCAGTTATGTTTCCAGATTTAGTACCAGTAGCTACTGTAGAAACTCCAATTACTGATCCAGTTTTAAACTCATAAACACCACCTTGTTGGTAATCTACATCAGTTACAGTTCCTGCTGCAGAAACAGTTGAAAGAACTTTAACACTAACTTGTCCACTTCCAACTTCGGTAATCATACCTTTTAGATATGCACCTGTTCCTAGAGAATGTTCTACAAGAGATGTTGATCCACTACCAATAATAACTCTACCATTTAATGATTGAGTAACACCATATCCAACATATTGGTTTAAACCAACTGCATCGTCGAATGCTGTACTAATACCACTAACAATCTGATCTGCTTTGGAGTCAATTACTCCAACTTTAATTCCGTTTGCCCAACCACCTGGATTGCTTGCAACAATCGAAGCAGTTGCTAAAGTATTTTCATCGTATCCATTATTTACATAGTCGTCGTAACTACCAATAGTAACTTGTGAGTAATTACTACCATCAAGACCACCAGAAGCAGCATTCTTAAGATTACTACTATCAGATCTTACAACTTGCAGTGGTCCGCCGTATGCTAGGTATGAAGATGCAACTAACCAAGTTTCGTATTGCTTATCGGTTGCATGTGGATCACCAAAATTATCTAGAAGTCCCTGTTCGTTTGTTACCAGCACAGGTTCATTTACTGGTCCTTTCTCAAATGGTCCCACAATTGCGCCAATCGCAGCTGAAGTCGGATCAACTCTTCCAGCAGTCAGATCGATCTCTTTAACCAAAATTCCAGGCGATGCTAGATTTAGTGGCATCTTTTCGTCTCCGAATTCTCAGATTATTCTGAAATTATTTATTAAAATGACCTTTTACAAATAGTCCCACATATATGAACGGTCTCCATATTCATCTGTATACCATCTATCTCCCTCTTTATCAGTAAAACTTTCCATATTATCAAACCCATCTGAAATAAATCCAAAAGGAGCCATATCTTGTTCTATTTGATTTTTTTGTTCCTCATATATTCTCTTACGAACATCATTATCTGTCATTTCTTTAAAATAATCTTGTGCCACTAACCAAGAAAATATAACTAAGCACATTGCCAAATCATCATTACATCCCTCTTCTGCCTCAAATGAATTATGTTTTTGAGCAAAAGTGGTTAATTCTGAAATAATATCATAATCACAAACAAGTAATTTATCATCTTCTAATAGTGTTTTAAGATTAGAACATCCCAACTTTTTAACTGCTGATGTCATTCTTACACCAAGCATAGATTTCTTTCCACTAAATCCAGCACCAACAACTTGTCCAGATCTACCTCTCATAGAACACATTAAGAGATTGTCATATTCCAAATCAAAATGAAGAATATTTGCTACCTGATCTCCAATATCATTTATTTCTATTAATATGAATGCATTATTATATGCTTTACCTACATCATTAATAATACTAGGAAATAGCATTGGTTTAATTTCATTATTCCTATACTTTGCAACTACACTATACGGAAACTCAGTTATATCATAAACAATAAAAGCAGAATAATCACCACCAATTCCTCTAGCAACATCAACTGTAATTAAATAATTGTGTTCTTGTTCTGGAGATTTGTATATATCCAGTCCTTTATTTCTTTTTACTGGATCTTCATATACAAGAGTTTTTAATTTTGATGGATTTATTAATGTATTAACAGATCCTAAGAATTCACATTCAAACTCAATTTTAAATTGTTGTTCTGAAGTATTAGCAATAGTTTGTTCTCTCCAAGCATCATCTCTACCTGGAACTTCACTCCAATGAACATCGGTTGGTACGTAATCACTCTTACCTTTTTCACTATCATGCCACATACGATAAAAATGATTCATACCTCGTGGGGTTGAAACTATAATAACCTTAGTGGATTGACCAGAAGTAATTGTAGGATATACAGATGCGAAGAAATCATCAGCAATATGATTTGGGATGAATGCAAACTCATCAAGGAATATTACGTTGTAAGATCCACCACGAACAGCAGATGAAGATGTGGAGTTTGCTGATATTTTAGATCCGTTTTCTAATTCTAAAGAACCTTTATTCCATGATATTATACCTTGCTGCATCCATGAAGGTAGATTTTCATATGCAAGTTGCAATCTGCCAAGTAAATCTCTAGCAGTGGATGCCTTGTTCGCCAAAATCGCAATATTGACATTATCATTAAAAACAGCGTAATGTAATA